GTACCGGTTCAAGGTGTCCGCGATCGTCTTGGTGATCGCGTTCAGGGCTGCCCGGAAGATGCCGGTCTTGTCGGTATGCAGGGAGTAGGAGCCGGTGTCCTCGTGCCCGACCAGGATGAAGTCAGCCAGCACGGCCATCAGGATCCGCTGCTCGTAGCGGTTGATGATGCTGTTCGTGTCGAACTGGCGGGTGCCCCCGGAACTCATCAGCTCGAAGTCGAACAGCGGCTGCTTGGTGTCCGGGTCGTACTGGGTGGGCAGCACCAGGCCCTCGTTCTCGTCCCGCCTGACCCCGCGCACCATCTTCTTGAAGGCGTCCACGGTCTTGGCCTGAGGGGTGCCCTTGGCCGCGGTCAGGTAGTCGGCAGGCACTCGTCCCACCGGCATGCCGGCCAGGTCGCGCTCGACGCCGATCGCCTCGAACTCCTCCAGGCGCTTCTTGAAGTACCAGGAGCGGTAGGAGGACCGGAGCAGGGAGAGGCCCTCCGGGTTGCCCTTGGCGATCGAGGTGCGGAACAGGATGCTCTTCTCGATCGGCAGTACCGTGGTCTGGTACCTCGGCGGGGCCATCTGCACCATCGCCCGGATCCCACCGGTCTCGTCGAAGGACCAGCGCAGCAGGGTCTCCTGCGCGCGGATCGGCATCTTCCGCCAGCCGATCTTGCCGTCGGTGAACTTCGAGCGCTTCTTCGGGTCCCTCTCCCAGGGCCCGATCCGCTTCTTGTAGACGATCTCGTGCCAGGACCAGCCGTAGGTCATCATCGAGAGGATCTCGCCGATCAGGTCGTCCCAGCTGTGGGACATGTCCTCCATGCACTGTTCGAGGAACTCCTGGGCCTGCTCGCCCTCCTTGCCGCCCTCCGGCGGGAGCACCTTCCACTCCACCTCGCGGATCAGCTTGTCGATGCTGAACAGCAGCGCGCCGACCATGGAGTCGTTCGACGACATCTCCCGGTAGACCCGGACCGCCTTGCGACCACGCAGCGCGGGGAGGAACTCCTCGTCGACGTAGCCCGACATCCGCTTCAGGCCGGAGACACCGAGTTCCTCCATCGGGCCGACGCGCTGGGGGACCTCGTCGCCCGCGTTGTCCTCGTCCCAGGTGGAGATGTCCCCCTGCGGGAGCCTCACGTCAGCCATGCCTTCAGTCTCCCATCGGTGTCACACCATCAGGTCGAGTTCCTCAGCGACCTCCTGGGACTTGTTCTTCACGCTGCCCACGACCCACTTGCCGGGCTTCCGGTCGGAGTCGCGGTTGTTGCGCATCTCCTCCTCGATGAAGGTCGGGCCGTCGTCGCCAGGGATCACGATCGGGTGCGCCGGGATCGCCCGCTTGGAGACCAGCCGGTAGCACAGCGCCATCGAGCAGATCTCGTCCGGGAGGTGGAACTCCTTCCCGCGCGCGTAGAGCATGTCCACCGAGGCGTACAGATGGGCCTTGTAGAAGACCGGCACCCGCGGGGCCAGCCAGCGGTGGTTCTCGATCGAGCTCACGTACTCGCTCAGCATGTTGTCCCGCTGGGCTCCGGTCATCAGGAACCCGCGCGCGCGACGGTCGATGTAGTCGGCCACCACTCCACCCAGCCCGGTCGCGTCGTGGATGCCCTCGGCGTTGTACTCCTTCATCAGCCGGTTGAACTCCCCGATCATCACCGGGTAGGGCAGCCGGCGCATCCGGGACCAGTGCACGACCCGGCAGGGGAACCGGCTCACGTCGGCCACCGTGATCACCGTCCAGTCCTGCTCCTTGGCCCAGTCCGCGCCGATCACGTACTCCGCGTCGGGCTTCGGCTCCTCGAACCGGTAGGTCTGGCGCTCCTTGCTCACGCTCTGCCGGATGGACTCCTCGGGCAGGTCGAACATCTTCTCCACGGCCTCGGAGTCGATCGCACGAGAGCCGATGCTGGGCTCACCCAGGTCGTACTCCACACGCCACATCTCGGCGGGGATCTCACGACGCTTCTGGTCGATGGTCTCCTGGTCCAGCCAGCCGTCGATCGGGTTGGAGGTGTCCTTGTAGCACCAGGTGAAGATCGGCAGCTCCTCCTCCTGGAACCGCGCGTACTCGTGCGCGAAGGTCTTGTCGGGGTACTGCCAGGTCGAGGACATCGCCGTCCGAGGCCGGATGATGTCGCCCTGCCAGTTCTTCTGCGGCATCGGCTGGCCCTTGGCCGCATCGAAGATGGCCTGGTCCATCTCGTCGATCTCGTCCAGCAGCAGGGTCGGCGGGTGCGGGCCTCGGACCGTCTTCTGGGAGGCCGTGAGCGGCATGATCGTGGCCTTGTTGGTGAGCTTGATCTTGGTCGCCGACTCCTCCTTCACCAGGTAGCTCGGAGCGTTCGAGTGCTCCCAGGCGTCGCGAATGGTGTTGTGGATGTTGATCGACTGGTTCAGCGAGCCGCCGACGATGTTCACGTCGGACCCCTGGATGGCGGCCACGGTCAGCCCCAGGATGGACAGCAGCCTGGACTTCCCTGACAGGCCACGAGAGCCGTGGATCAAGATCTGCGGCTCTCGGTTGAAGTAGGCGGTGGCGAAGGCGTCGAAGGGAGCGTCGTGGTCTGAGCAGACCTTGTGCCGAGGGATGGTGATCCCCCACAGGGCCTTGACTACCTCGTACAGCTCGTCGTCTGTTCTAGGTCCTCGGTTCAGGATGATGCTCATCGACCAGCTCCCTCAGCGTGTACCCGGTCTTCACCCAAGGCACCGAGACCTCGAAGGACCCCGCCGGGGTGAGCACACGGTAACGCCACCAGATCATGTCGGTGTCGGTCGGCGTGAGCTGGACCGAGAAGCTCCCGTCAGCGAGCAGCCGGCGTCCCGGTGCCAGGCAGGCCCAGGCGATGTCCTCCTGGATCACCCAGAGCCTGGTGGGTAGGAACTGGACCACGCCCTGGACCGGTTCCCCGTTCTTGTGTTGGAAGGATCCTGTGACAGTGACTGTTCTCGGCACGGATCCCATCCTATCCACTACACCGTAGGGTCTGCCGTGGGGGCTGGTGGTGCGGTGGGAGTCTGATTCAGGGGCGCGTTGGCCTTGGCCACGACCAGACCGCCGGTCACGATCATCGCCACCACAGCAGTCACCCACTCAGCCGTGGTGATGGTAGAGCCGCCATCGGAGTCACCGGTCACCGAGGAGCCGATGATCACTGCGCCCGGCACGAGGAAGCCCAGGATGCCCTTCCAGTAGTGCTGCCAGTTCTCCATGGCTCATACCTCACTTCTTCTTGGCGAGCTTCTTCAGTCCGGTCTTGTGCTTCTCCAGCTCCTCGACCAACTTCTTGTTGCCCTTGTTGGCCTTGATCGCCTTGTTGATGTCCTCGATCGCGTTCAGGATGTTCGTCCGCGGCTCGTCCTTCGTCGCCACCTGCTTCACGATCGAGGCGGTCTTGTGCACGACGGTCTGCTCGTTGTTGTCCCAGGCCCAGCCGGCGTACGGCATGTGCCAGTTCCGCTCGATCCAGCCCAGGTCGACCGTGGCCACGCGCCCGCGCCCACCCGCGTCGGTGGAGCGGATGTTGCCACCACCCAGGCTCAGAGCGACATGCCCGTGACCTGAGGATCCCCCGGTCCAGAACACGAACGACCCGCGTGGAGCGTCCCGGTTCCCCGGATGGCGGTCGTTGGTGTTCCGCCAGGCGGTGATCGCATCCGGGTACCGAGCAGAGATCCCGGCCCAGATCCGGGTCTGCTGCTGACAGTAGCCGGGGTCGTTGGTCCGATCGTTCTCCGCGTTACGCGCGGCGACTGCTGCGGTGAAGGCCATCAGTCCTCCGGGTGCTTGTCGACCTCAGGTCGTTCGGTCCACTCGCGGTCCTGGACTTCCACCACCTGAAACTCCGTACCCTCGACAGGCTCATTGTCTGGCTCGTCGAGGAGCTCGGGGACTTCCTCGTCGGTCTCGACGACCTCCGTAGTGTCCCCTGGTGACTCACTCATCCGAGTCCTTGTCCTCGTCGGTCTGCTCCTCGCTGGAGCGGTCGGCTGGGTTCTGCCAGCCGTCGTGCTCGCCGTCCTCGTCGTCCGGGTCGAGGTTGTCCACCTTGCCACCGGCGAACGCGGCTGCGCGCTCGGCGTCGACATGGACATCCGGGTACTGGATCTGACCCGGGATGCCAGGAGCGTCGTCGTCACCCCCGGGGTTGGCGAACTGCTCGGGCTCGGTCTCTTCCGACTTGCTCTTGGTTGCCATGTCTTCATCCTCACTCGTTGGGCTAGTCACTACAGGGCTTCCTCCCACACCAGGTGCAGTTCCCCGCTCTGGAGACTCGTACCCAGGGAGGCCATCTCGGAGTAGTCCTCGGGGAAGGCATCGGCCTTGACCGGGTCCTTCCAGTCCAGACCCATCCCCTTGACGTTCTTGTTCAGGTCCCCGTTGAAGCTGGTCGGCAGGTCGAACCACTTCCCCTGACCCTTGGCGATCGTCCCGAGCTTGGTGATGTTCGTCTTCCCCAGCGACCCGCCCGGAGCCGGCAGCCCACCCACCGTGGCGATCCCGGTCCAGAAGATGTAGACGTTGGCGTTGGCCACCCCGGTGTCGTCGAGCCGCTTGATGAAGATCTGGGCGCTCTTGATCGTGACCTCACCCTGCTGGCCGATCGCGTCGGTGATCTGGTTGCCGAACAGCCACAGTCCCACCGAACGCGGGGACTTGGCCTGGACCAGGTTCCCACTCTGGTACCCAGCAGTGATCCAGCTCCCGGTGGTGTTCGGCTGGATCCTCGCCTCCTTGGTGACCACGTTCGGCACGTTCACGGAGTTCTTGGGGACACTGATCTGAGCGCCGGTGGCAGCGCTCCAGTTCCCCGAGTTGTCCAGGGCCCAGCCCTTGAAGTGGTAGGTCTGGTCGCCCTTGATGATGGTGCCGGCCGAGGCGTTACGCGGCCACTGCTTGGTGATCTCCACCGAGGTGTCGTTGTGCCCGCCGTAGTCGTTGTAGCGCCACTCGCTCCACGGCTCGTTCGGGTAGCTGGAGTCCGAGGCCGAGGTGTAGGTGCCACCGAACTGGGTGGTGGGAGCCGCGCCGGCGTAGTCGGTGAGCACCCGAGTGAGCCGAGCATCCGGGTCGTTGCCTGTCCCAGGGAGCCGCACCGAGACTCTGATCCAGCGCGACTTCAGGGTCTTCACGCCGTTGATCGTGTCGAAGTCCTCGTTGATGGACAGCCCGATGATCGGCGGGCTGGGCGGAGTGACGTCGTACTCGTAGGCCTGGACCCAGGCTCCGGAGCGCTTGACGTGGGCCTCCATCACCGCAGTCCAGACCTCGCCCCTCTGCACGTAGGGTCGCTGACAGAGGGTCCAGACGCCGTTGACCTTCTGGTAGAGAGCCACTGCTAGACCTTGAAGAAGACGTCGCCGTCAGCACCGGAGCTGTTCGAGGGCACCGAGGTCCCCGAGGTGATCGCCGGCTGAGCGGGTGGGAACTTCACCCAGGCCGAGCCCGAGTAGTACCAGACCGAGTCGGTGTCCTGAGTGAAGGCGAACATCCCCTCCTGAACACCTGCTGCCGTGGTCGCAGCGTCGCGCGCGGCCGTGGTGGCGTAGACCCCCATCACCCGCTTCTCGATCTGCTTGGCGAGCTGGGTGATGTCGTCAACTACGTCCGGGTCATCGGTGCCGACCGGAACCCGAAAGGCTTGGGCGGGAGTCGTTCCTGGCATGTCTGCCTCCTCTACTCAGATGGTCTCATCAACGGCCACGCGCTAGAGCTTGATGATGAAGTTCATGGCCGTGGTCGCATGCACCGAGCCGGGGTTGGCCAGAGCCGTGGTGCTCTGCGTCCGACCGGAGATGGTGTGGGTGTGGTTCTGCTGCATGATGCGGGACGCGGTGCCGCCGGTGGTGGTGTTCGTGGCCAGGTTCAGGTCGGTGGAGGCGTTGGTCAGGGTGCCGAAGGTGTGGTCGTGGATGTGGCTCCAGCGCTCTACTCGGCCACTGTCCTCCGCGCCACCCGCGTTGACCACCGCAGCCTGAGCTCCGAGCTCGGTGGTACCCAACGAGCCCCAGGCCCCCACTCCGATCGGTACGCGCGTGCGCATGTCCGGCAGGTTGAAGGTGCCGTTGGTTGGGGAGTTCGCGCCCATCCCGAAGTTCGTGCCGATCACCGCGAACAGCGCGTCGTAGGTGCCTCCGGTCCGAGGGACGGACTGCCCCTGGCACAGCACCCACCCTGTCGGGGCTGTGGACCCGCCGTACATCTGAATCACTCCAGGCGGCACCACTGCGCCCCCGGACGCGAGCGCTACCTGGTCGTCCACGTACTTCTTGGTGGAGGCGTCGGTAGCAGCTACGGGCGCGCCGAGGTTCTTGATGACCATGTTGGCCATGTCCAGGATCGAGCCCAGCTTGGAGGGCATCAGCCGACC